ACAGACAATTAAGCAAAGATTTTTTACCTACACGTATAGGAAATAAAGTATACATTGGTAGTAATGCAACTCTGTTACCAGTAAGAATATGTGACGATGTTGTAATTGGTGCAGGATCTGTTGTTACTAAAGACATAACAGAGCCAGGGACTTACATAGGTAATCCTGCAAGGAGATTAGGGAGTAAACACAAATGGGAGTAGAAAACTTCTATTACAGAAAATTCAAAAAGATTGCTGATGAGCAATTTCCTAAAGGACCTAAAAAAGCACTATGCTTAGGGTATCCTGATTGTTTAGTTGACTACAACACATTAGTTGATTTACATGGTAATAAGTTTGCAAATAAAATTCCAGAAGATCCATTGCCAGACGCAATTAGAGCATGGCATAAAAAAGCATCGCTACCAAAAATTTACGACATGCTTTGGTTACTAAGGCAACAGGAATTTGAACCTACTATATTTGATGGTGTTAATCATAGAGGGTTTGAAGTAATTGTTGATTTAAATGAACCTCTTGCAGAAGAACACAAACAGCAATATGATATTGTAATTGACACAGGTACATTAGAGCATTGTTTTAATGTTGGTACAGCATTTAAAAATGTATGTGAGTCACTGAAGCAAGGTGGAGTGTTTATGTCTGCTGCTCCAATAAGCAAATTAAATCACGGGTATTGGAACTTTTGTACACTTGCACACCAAGATGGATTTGAGTGGAATGGTTTTGAAATAATAGACAGAAGTTATTGGGTTAAAAGTAAAGAATTAGATGGCAAAAATATAACCCCAAAAAATTTACCTAATCGTGCTATTACAGTAGTGGCTGCAATACGTAGAGAAATAAAAGATTGGCGTTGGCCTATACAAGGAAAATATTTAAGATAATTAGGAATAAAATATGATACTATTAGTTGGATATGGATACTGGGGTAAAAATTTAGCAAGAAACTTTGGAAAAAATTTAGTTGCAATTTGTGAACAAGATCCTGCAAAGCAAATGGCTGCATTAGAACTATATCCTGATGTTACAATGTATGACAAAATAGATGAAGCATTAAAGAACGATAAAGTAAAAGCAGTAGCACTTGCAACAAAAGCACACAGTCATTATGACCTTGCTATTAAGTGTATTGACGCTGGCAAAGACTTGTGGATAGAAAAACCTGTATGCGAAACTTTAGATCAAGTTTATGATTTAAATGATTATGCAGTAAAGAAAGATAAAATTGTATTTGTAGATCATACATTCTGCTATCATCCTGCTGTAGTAAAGATGAAAAAATTACAAATAGGAAACCCTTTATATTATGACAGTCAGCGTATTAGTTTAGGATTGTTTCAACCAGATGTAGATGTTGCCTTGGATCTAGCAATACACGATACAAGTATACTAAACTATTTTTATCCTGATTTAGAATTAGCTGAAAAACAAATTGTAAAAAATTCACACATAAATGAACAAGCAAATCAAGTTATTATTAATTTAAAATTTACTAATAAATTTACTGCATGTATTAATTGTAATTGGGTAAGTCCTGTCAAAAAGAGACAAATAATATTAGCAGGCTCTGATGCTAGTGTAGTTTATGATGATTTAGAAAACGACAAATTAAAAATATATCACACAGGTGAAATTGATAAAGATTTTAGTTTCAATAGTTTAGGCGATATTGTTACTCCGCATATTAAAACTACAGAAGCATTAGCAAACGGAGCAAAGGCTTGGATTAATGGTATACAAACAAGAACAAGACCGTTAACAGATATAACAAATAGTATAAAGCCCATGGAGTGGTTATATGATTAAATTTTATGATATGGAAGCTATCAATATGGATAGCATAGATGCATTATGTGAAGCTAGTGATAAGATTATACGTAGCGGAAATTATGTGTTTGGTACAGAACCTTTTGAAGAAGACTTTGCCGAATGGAACGGCAACAAACATTGTATAGGTGTATCTAGTGGTACAAGTGCTTTACATATGGCACTGTTGGCTTTGGGTATAGGACCAGGTGACGAAGTTATAACTGTGTCGCATACATTTAGAGCAACAGTATCTGCAATACGTTACTGCGGTGCAACCCCAGTGTACGTTGATATCGATCCCGATACATATTGTATGGATGCTAAACAAATAAGTTCGAAAATTACAAATAATACAAAAGCAATATTACCTGTACACATATACGGCAATGTATGCGACATGGATGCTATTTGTCGTATTGCAAATTCTCATAATATACCCGTTGTAGAAGATTGTAGTCAAGCACACGGCAGTACATTAAACAAAAAGAAAGTTGGCACTTTTGGTAAAATAGGAACATTTAGTTTTTATCCAGGTAAGGGATTAGGTGCATTAGGCGATGCTGGTTGTATTGTAACTGATGACGATGACATAGCAGAACATTTAAAAGAACTTCGCTCTTGGGATAGTACTACTATTGGATATAACTATAGACTTAGTAATTTACAAGCTGAATTTTTACGTATTAAATTAAAAAATTATAATAATATCCTTAAACAGAAACGTAGTATTGCAGAAATTTACAATGAACATTTTACCCATTGTCATACTAGAAAAGGTGTTCAGCATAGTTATCACATATATCCTATTTTAGTTAATGATAGAAACACTGTTAGAAAAGAGACAAACGACAAAGTTGCAACAGGTATACATTATCCTATTCCTGTGCATAAATTTCACAGTCATAAAACAGGTGTGCATTTACCTGTAACAGAACGTATTGCTAATACACAATTAAGTTTACCTATATATCCTGGTGTAAATGCTATGAAGGTAATAGATGTATTAGGACAATATGCATGATACGTTTAGTTCCATTTTATAAAGACGCAAACATTCCATCAGAAGGTGATGAATTAAAAGAAATGCATAATATGTTTGATTACAAAAATGCGTTGTCTTTAATGTATAACACCTACAAAAAACATAACCCACAAGGTATATTTGAAGTTGCTACAGATTTACACACAAAATTAGATTTTGATAATGTGTTTCGTAGCAATTTAGATGATATGAATATAATGCAGAGTCTTACTCAAAGCAATACTGAGTATGTGTACAAACACGAAGGATTAATGGTATTATGTGGTGCAGATCATCTTATATGTAATAACGTAAGTAACTTCTTTCATGGTCCTAATTTTGATATAGGCATTTTTATGAATGGCGAACAAGTTAATAATACTGTTGTGCTAGTAGCAAAAAATTACGATAATGCAAAAAGAGTAGATGAATTCTTTAAACAACGTTTGAAAATATATCATAAATTAGATGAAAAAATTAAAACTTGGTACGGAGATCAACAAAGTTATACTGTATTGTTACAAGAATATGGACTTCTAGATATGTTCAAAAGAGATTATTCTAGCAGGTATAAAATATATAATGCAAATGGATTGAAGGTTAAGTTTTTTCAATATGGACGTTATGTTAAAGGCCTAAAAAAAGGTGGCGGCCTAAAAGAAAATCCTACTAATATTTTAATTGATTTTAAAGGTCCGTTGCGTAAGCAACATTTTAACAGACTTTATGAAGATTTAATTAATCGTTAAACACTTGCGTCTTCCATACCAGCAACACGTAATTTAACAACATTAGTAATCTGCCATTGTTTTTGATCAAGTCCTTTTAACAAACCTAACCATTTGTTGCGTAGTAGTGCAAACTCATTGATGATCTTTTCATAGTCAACAACGTCTGCTTCGCCGTCAACATACACTTGTACATCACGACTGGACAATGCACGTTGATAGTTTTCTAGATATTTTTTGAAAAATGAACTACGCAATCTGCGTAGCTCAATATTTAAGTAGTTGAGCATTGCTTCAATTTCTTGAAGCTGATTAAATCTATGTTCAACAATACCGGGCATTTCAGAAGCCGCACGTTCTACATTTCCATAAAGTTTAACTTCTTTTCTTGCAGACTGTAACTCATTTTCAAAAAACTGAATAGCATCAGGTATTTTGTTAATGTCACGTGCAACTTCTGAATACCAACCCATTAATAATTATCCTCAAATTCGTCGTCATCATACAAGTCGCTATCTAAGTCTAGATAATAACTAATTGCATTGTCAAGATAACTATCACTGCCTAAAGCATTTCTTAACGCTTCGTCTGATGTGCCATAGTCGGCTAACATATCAACAAAGCGTTCTGCTAGTACTTCAATTGGTTGTTTTTTATCAAGATATTCTCTAAATAATGTCCATAGATCTACGATTTGACTTTCGTCCATAAACTAATTACTCCTCTACTGGTTCCTCGACAGCTTCATCTACTAGGTCTGCCATCTCCGCGGTATTTACCACAGGGTTAGTTTTTTCATCGTATTCTGACATAATTAGATCCATCTTTTCTGGTTGCATCCATGCTTTACGATAATCAAGATGCTCTTCACCATTAAGATCAATATACTTGAGTCTGTTGCCTTGCTTTTCTAGCAAGCCTTTTTTCTCAAACAGTTCAATAAGACCACTGTAAGGATTCATACCTGTTTCATATGGTATCTTTACCTGTACGCCTTCAAACGGTTTTGCATAACGAGTTTTCATAACTTTACAGCCTGCACGTATACCACGTACTTCTGAAATCTTATTACCTGCTTCGTCTTCTTTAAGTTTCATCTTTTTCATTGCAACAACAATACTTGATGCATAGATAAAACCTTGACCACCACTAATCTTATCATCTGGATCAAACATATCCTGTGATGCATAAGTGTGGTTAGTACATACTAAGCCTACGTTACAACTACCAATCATGTTAACTGTGTTACGAACAAGTGCGGTCAATTGCTTAGGCTTACGACCCATATCACCCTTCATATCACCTTTGTTAAACTGATCAATATCAGTAGGTGTTAGCAACATGCCTAATGAGTCAACTACAAACAATACTTTAGGACGTTCTTCCTCTGGCATTGCTTTGTAATCTGCCATAAACGTTGATACTGTTTTAGCAACATCATCAATCATTGACATGTTTAATTTAAGTAGTTTTTCTTCTGATGTGTCTACATCTAATGCTTGTAGCCACGATTCGTCAAGTGCGTTCTCTGAGTCAATTAATACTACAAAGATGCCTTGATCTTGTGCGTGTTTTACAATGTTACCTGCACAGAAATAACTCTTTCCTGCACCAGATTCACCTGCAAACACTGTAACCTTACCTAGTGGAACACCTTTGTGAAAGTCGCCACTAATAAGATAGTTAAGTGCATATGAGCCTGTGCTGATCCAATCTGTAGGATCATTAAAGCCGCTACTCATACCTGTTATGCTTTTTGTTAAGTCCTTACGGAACTTACTAACATCAAACGATTTAGCCATAGTTTCTCCTTGTTAAAGTTTCCCAGTGCTTTTGAAGTGTTGACAGGTAAACCATGAATCTCTGCTTCGGTTTCGCACTGGGCATTTTTATTTTATTGTGATTGTCTTGCTCTAATCATTGACAAGATATCTTGTGCATCACCACCAGTTGCAGGTGCCGCTTCAGCTGTTGTTGCCGCTGGTGCCGCTTCTGCTACAGGAGCAGCTGGTGCCGCTTCTGGTTCTGGAGTAGGTGTTGGTGTTGGAGCACTTTGACTAGTTGCTGTTGCACTAGTACTTGCTGGCTTTGTTGGATCGCCAGTACGTGCTGACATGCCTGCTGGACGGAAATATTGTCCAAATCGATCCATGTCATATGCTTCACCATCTACAGATGCTTCAAACATTTCTTGCATTACTTTAACTTCAACCTCGCCTGGTTGCTTAGGAAGGAAGTCACTTAGATTAAATAATCCATTAGTGTTAACTGCATTCATCTCTGCATCACCTAGTGGACGCTCTCTACGAGCCCAGTTAGATGTTGAGTAGTCTGCATAACCGCCTTTACTTGTTTTGTTAAGACGGAAGTCTACACCAGCAGTGTAATCTGTTGGCAGTTCTTCCATATCTGGATCCATAAGCGCCTGCTTAATGATTTGGAAGATTTGTGGACCAATAATAAACCTACGAATTGGATTCTCAGGTGTACTATCATCAGCCAAAGGATTATCAGTTACAAATCCTTGGAAGATATATGAACGCTTTTTCCAATACTTACGACCCATGTCTTCTAAACTTGAGTCTTTAAACCAGCCACGTACTTCATTAAGAATGTTACATGTCTCGCCGTACATTTCCATACATGGAACTTGTACTTGTACAGGACGTGAGTCAGTCTGACCTTTAACTCCTGCAAAAGGAAGTTTGATCATCAAACGTTCTGTCCAAAAGAAAGTATTATCTGGATTACCGTCTGGAAGGAAACGTAGAACTGCGTTCTCGCCTTCTTTCATATTCCAAAATGGGTAAATTGCGTTATCGCCTGGTGAGCTAGAATTGCTACCTGTGCGTGTTTCTTGTTCTTTGAGCTTTGCTCGGATTTCAGCTAGTGTTGCCATAGTTTTGCCTCCTATATGTTATGCCTATGTGCTTTGTGCCTTATTGTTTGTAGCACAGTTATTATTATATACTGTTTTACAATCAATGTCAAGTGTTTTTTTAAAGAAAATACATAAAAACTTATAACAGGGCTTTATAAGCCTGCTAATCTCATAATATCGTTCTCTTCTTGTGAAATAGTCGGTTCCATTACGTGTCCGTTTTGTTCCGAATCAACCACAATGTCATCTGCTGGTCTAGCAAATTCTTCGAATTTGGCGTATATTGCTTCTATAAATTCTTTAGCAGGATTTATATACTGCTCGCCGTAATCTTTTTCTACTGCTGTAAGTACTGCTGTTTCACCTTTTGGAAACTGTCCAGTTTCTCTATCAAACAATGACAAAACAAACTCTGTTACTGGAATCTTTTGTCCGTCTACGTCCATTTCATCTTCGTCATCGTCTTTTGCTTTCTTTAATGCAGCTGTAAACTTGTTGCCTTCCATAGCATCTGGAATTCCATTGCCGTTAGCATCTTTCCACCATGATCCTGTTTCATCATGTGAATCATGTTCGCATTT